ATCGTTTTGTTCGCCGTTTCGAGTTTTTCGGTCAGCTCTTTCTTTTCCTTGGCCCATGTTTCCTCGAGCCGTTTCTTGTCGGCAAATTCCGAGGAGCCGGCTCTCCGTTTTTCCGTTTCGATCATTCCCTTGACCGCGGGGTCCTCTGCCAGCGCATCGTTTCCAAAGAAATCCGAAGGCTTGACGCCTTTCGCCGTCCTGAAGAATTCCCGGACATCTTCAGCGGTTAATCCTTCCACGTTAGCTCCTTCCGCTTCGTGCGATTTTTTATTAGCGAAAGCCTGGACCTGGGCCAGCAACGTAGCGCCGGCGAAGCCCGGGCGATCGAATTCTGAATTGCCCAGCGCGATGGCCGTAACGTCCCGGACGTCGGCCGTGTAAATTTTGCGCAGGCGGTCTTCCTTGAAATTGATATCGGCCTCGATCGAGGCGACGTCGAGCGGCAGCCCCCGGAATTCCGGTTTGATGTAGGCGATCGCCACGACCGATAATCTGTCTTTGATCCAGCGCAGGCTCTTGCCCACGATCTCGCCGATCGGCGTCCGGCCCTCCAGGTCGTTCGTGGCCGCGTGTTCGTGAAAAATTTTTAGGCCGTGCTGGATCTTGTGATATAAATTCTCAATGGCCGATCTGAACCATCGCGCTACAACCGTGCCGGCGCCGACCACCTTGCCGGCGCTGTCGCCCTCATGGCCGACGATGTAGGCCCTGAAAATCGGGCTCGGATCTTCGGCTTTGATCCGGTTGTATTCGGAGGCCGGGATGATCTTCAAGATCTCGTTGGCCGCCATGGCCTGGTACCGGGCGATGAATCGGACCTGGCTCATTTCTTGCCCTTCCCGGATTTTTCTTTAGGCGTAAAGCCTTGCCCCGGCTCCCCCTTCGGGGCGCCTTCCGCGAGTGTCTTAGCCGGGGGCTCTATCTTGGGTTTCGGCGTATCCAGGGCCGTCTCCCGGACGTTCCGGTGCGTGTCCATATAAGTCGATGGCTTGCGAGGCCCGAGCGGGGCCTGTTCTTTGGGCTGGATTTTGTTAGTCGTTGGCGGATCCCATTTTCCTTTTGCATCCCGCGGCTGGTGATCAACCGGCGGCTTCGGCTCCGGAACCTTGATTTTATTTGTGCTTATGATCATGCCTATTTCTCCTCTTCAGCCTTTTGCGCCTCCAGGAATTCTTTTGTTAGCGCCTCTTCATTCGGCTGGGGAATGAGCGGATTTTCCGCGGGGTTTAAATAATCTTCCGGTTCCATGTGCTGGGTTTCTTTCGAGGCCGCTTCGAACGATCCCCCGGCATCCTTGCAATGAGCCCGGGCCGCCTCTTCTGTCCATTCGCTTTTCGGATAGCGATAAGCCTGGGCTTCAGAACCGCTTTTCCCGGCGCGTTTCCCTACAAGAATTCGGTAGTTTTTCCCTTTGTGATCTCGCGTTAAACTCCCGACGACTTTGACTTCATCGGGATTGGCGAGCCTACATGAATGTTCGTTAGGGAATGGACTCATGGTAAAACCTCATCCAAGGCATCAGCTTCCTTCTTATGCCCTTGTTTTAATACCGATTCGGATCTTTGTCAAATGAAATTTTTGTCGCTATGGCGATTTGGCTGTCTGAAATTTTCTCTAAAATCTTGGTGTGGGCAGCTTCGTTATTGGCCAGGACCGCCAGGCATTCACAGAGCTTGTCCGTCTTTTGATCGATGCTGTCGATTTTCGTATTGGCCGCAATAGCCGAGCCCATGTGATTTTGGACCTGGGCCACGTATCCCGGGTTGAGGCCGTTTGTCTTTCCATTTCCTTTGCCTTTGAATTTCAAGGCCCAGGCCAGGACTCGGTCGATGATGAGCAGAGCGAAGATCCCGCCCACCCCGAGTTCGATGAAGTTTGAGCTCTTGGTCAGAGTTTTGACGGCCTCTGTGGCCTGCTGCAGGTCGATCATTGCGCTTCTCCTGTGGCCGAGACCGGGACCGAGCCAGGCTCGCCGGCCGGCGGCTGCTTTGTCTGTGTTTCCTTCGGCGTGAACGGGAAGGGTGCTCCCGTCGATTTCTTCGTGAGCACGGCGTCTTCCGATTTCCTGGCCATCTCCTCATCGACGTTGACGCCGGGGATCCGGCTCAGGAAAAGTTCGTCAGAAATTTTCCCGGATATCGCTGCCGGCAGGAAGACGTCTCTCAAATTCTGCCAGGTCTGGGCGCTAATGAAAGGAATGTCCACGGTTATTTTGTCCGGATCCAGCCGCGTCGAGCGTTGTTCGGCTCCGGTTTCTTTATTAAAAATCTCCATGGCGTTAGCAATCATTTCCTGGTAGCCGCCCTTCCATGTTTGCCGCTCTTTGAGAGTCGCAGCAAATATTAACTCCAGGAAATTGTCGGCCGTCGCCCTATTTGAAAGAAGCTCCGGGAATCCCAGGAAATGGACCGGGACTCCCGTGGCGCCGCTGATGACCTTGGCCAGGACCGTGATCTCTTTGATCAACGAATCGACGCCGTCCATGCTCGGCTGGCCGTATTGAAATTCTCCGTTAGTGCAAAGGCCCTTTTTAATTTTCCAATTCAATTGATCCAGCAGCGCCTGGGCCTTCTGGGCGTCGTTAGCGTTTTCGAATTTGAACCAGGGCAGGGGCGCCGCAAATATCCGGTCGATCTCCCGTAGGTCCCTCAGCGCCTTGTCCAGATCATCGATCTTGGAAAGGCATTTCATGATCTTCGGCGCCGCGCTGTTCGGATCGTTGACTCGGCCGCCGAATTTTTTATAAATAAATTCCGGCGGACTCAGCGTGACGTCTTGCCCTTTTTCGTCTTTCCAGATCACAGTTTTAATGTCTAAATAATCCTGGGGATTGGGCGTGACTTTATATTTCTTTGAGAGCCAGGAAACATAGCGGGCCGATACCATTTCGTCTTCTTTCTCCCAAAAAAGCCGGATCAGGATCTTGCCTTCGATCTCCGCCTCTTTGGCGAATTCCTGGATAACCTCTTTGTCCAGGTCGTTATATTCAAGGAAATTCTGGGCGAATTCAAGCTCCGCCGCCGCCTCTCCCTTTTTCTTTTCCGCGATTTTGACGCCTTCGGCAATGATGAAGGCCGCCCGAAGGTCGATGATGTTTCCGGTCTGGACGACTCCCCAATCGGCCGTACCGTTATATTTGTTGTTGATCTCCAGAACGGCCGAGTCGTAGGTCTGGTAATAATTCGACCGGTATTTTTTCATCTCTTCCCGGGCCGTTAAAATGTCCTGGGCCATTTGGGCCTGGACGATCTTGGCTCGCTGCAGGTCGATGATCAGCCGGTCAATCTGTTTCCGGTCCCGGCCGTGTTGACGGACGTCTTCAAAAAAAGTAGCTATACTCATGGATCCCCCCGCTTAATAAATATCTTCTTTGGTAACCCCGATGAAGGCTCCGCCCTCATTCGCTCCAAGGTGCGTGTAGAGGGCGTACCGTTTGGCATCGGGAGAATGGTCCCATAATTTTACAGGCTCGTCAAGAATATTTTCATTTTTATCTTTTCTCCACTTGTAGGCGCTCTCCTCTTTGATAAAGTTCGGGCTCTCATTCGTGGTCAGGACTTTAAATCGTTTGCAGAATTCGATCCCTGGGAGGACCGCGTTGTCTCCGGCGCAGACGTTGAAGCCGGCCCCGTTCAGCTCCTGGATCCGGCCCGGGTCCTCCGGGTCTGCGTAGATCGGCCGCCGGCGCTCATAGGGCGTCATTCGGAGCTTCATCAAATCGATGAGCTCCGGCGTGGTCAGGCGGGTCTGATAAATGATCTCCCGGATCATCGCCTGTCTTTCCTTGATCCCGATCTCGAGCAGCACGGTCGGGTTATTGAATCCGAAATCCAGCCCGTAGAAATATTCGTCCGCTTTGGGCAGCGTCGGCACCACGGCCGGGGCTCCATAAATCAGTTCTTTGAATTCCGCCCATTCGCCCAACCCATAAATTTTCCAATAGGCCATGTCCTGCTTTTCCAGGGCCTCGAGTTCCTTCACATAATCCGGATCCAGAAATGGGTTGTCTCTGTAGGTGCTGATGATCAGGTCGTATTTTTCCGTGGGCATTAATTTCGTCCGGACCCAGCCCGTGAAATCGGAGGGGTTGCAGCTCAGGAAAACCTGGTTGATATCGCCGGCGGCCTTGGCCGCGCTCATCCGGAGCTTCAGGATCCTGAAGTCTTCATAATTAAATTCATTCGCCTCTTCCATGTGGGCGTAATTGAATTCCTGGCTCTTGATCTTCTCCGGATCGTCGATCGACGTGAAGAGCCAGAGGCTTCCGTTATAAGGATTCCGGAGCGTATGCTCGCTCTTGTTGTGATCTAAAAATTGATAAACCTTCCGCTCCTGAAGCATGGTGATGGCCATCTCGTAGGTCGACATGCGCAGGGCCGGGAAGGTTTTTCTTGCCGTTAGGATCCGCTTCTTTTTTTCCGTTAAAAATCGGAAGGCCAGAAGCTGGGTGATCGAATAAGATTTGGAGCTTCGCGCTCCCCCGATGTTTAAAACAAGCGGCTGCCGGGAGGCAGCATTCTTGTAGAATATTTCCGTCGCCGGCCAGGTCTCACCGCTATCCTTTTTTTGGGCCGCTGGTTCCATTGTCGGCCTTCGGCTTTTTCCATTCGTGCGGGACGATCGTCACCTTGATCGGGAATTCCCCGCCGGCCAGGGCGACGTCCGAGATGTCTTTCATCCCCAGCCAGTTCTTCGCCAGGAAAATCTGCAGCGCCGGGTTTCCCTTGTCCGCGTTCTCTTTCATTTTCTGAAGCAGGGAGACGTTTCTTGTAGCCTCCCCTTTTTTTATAGCGTCCGCAAAATCCGGCCGCTCTTCTTTCCACCTTGTTATGCTGTCTTCGGAGACGTGCCAGAACCAGGCCATTTGCCTATGGGGCAGGCCGATCTGGGCCAGGGCCTCCGCCTCTATGATGAATTTCTCCTGGAATTTCGAAGGCCGCCCGGGCTCCCCGTTTGTCTTCCCGTTCTTCTGAACGTGGTTAGGCTTGCTCATTTTTTTATTTTTTCGGGCGACGCGTGCTCATCACACCAGTCCGGCTTACGGGTTCTGTCTGTGGCCGATACCGAGCGCCGCCCGTCCTTTGTCATCAGTTCGTCCATTCCCCTGGCCATCGCAGCCGCGAAAGCGAGTCTATCCTCAGCAAATATTTGTCGGTTCGTTTTTTTCTTTCCGTTCATTTTCTGTATCCTTTGATCGGCGTTAACCGCGTGAAATCGAAAATCCAGGGCCTCTCCGCGGCCAGGCCCTTCAGCCCCCCCGCCGCGGCGATCGCTTCCTGGATCCTGTTCAGGCTGGTCTTATATTTCAGCGCCAGGATGATCTCTCCGCCCCGCCAGTCGATCATGAATTGACGCCAGGCTTCAGGCCAAATATGGCGCAGGAATCTATATCCACTATTTGTGTATTGCGATCCGCCGCCGCAGAAAACGCAGCCGATCGTCTGTGCTCCTAGCGCCCTGGCTGGGTGCCGGACGATCGGGTGCGCTTTTATGTAGGCGGCGATGTCGGCATCCGTCCAGCCGGTCAGCGGGTTACAAATCCAGAGCTTATCTCGCTCCTGAAAAAAAAGGCTCCCGTCCTTGATCGTCCTCATGCCGCGCAGGTTATCATCCGCCTGACCGCGTTTTCCTGTAAATTGAAGCGTGCAACCGAGGTTCCGCGCTACTGCCCGGGCCGGCCCAATCTTCATCGCCCTGCAGCATTCCGAAACGTTGAGCCTGAAGCCCAAGCCCGTGTGTCTTTGATTCCAGAATCGCGCCGCCGTCTTCCCCAGCATCGGCCAGCCGGTCTTCTCCCATTGCTCGAGCGGCGTTTGCCGCGCCCTGGCGATCCGCAGGTCCAGCCCTTCATATCGTTTCTTGTAATAATGGTTTAGGGTGTCTCTTATGAATGTCTCGCTTCCCGGGTACTCCATTTGGGTGTCGGCCCAGATAATGGTGGGCGCATCGACGACCGTTTCTAAAACCAGATCTAGCAGCACCAGGCTGTCGTCGCCTCCGGAAAAGGCCAGGCAGGTCTTATCTTTTGGCTGCCAGCAGTCGACCTTCCGAATCATCTTCTCGGCTCGCTTGATTTTCGCCGTAAAGCCTTTCTCGCTCCAGCCGGGGGTCTCCGGCCCCAGCCATACCGGGATGATGATCGTCTCCTGCTCGCTTAAAATCGCCCGGACCAGGCCCTCCTGGATCTTCCATCCCGTCCTGTCCAGGACCGTCCTCTCGGCAATGTCCTTGAATTCTTTCATTCCTTTTTCCTTTTGGGGATCTGACAACGAGTCTTTGTCGCCCGGATCTGGGCCTCTGTCTGGCCGCCCAGCGCCGCGAATCGGCGGATCATGACGTCGACATAGGGCGGATCGATTTCCATCGTCCGGCAAATCCGCCCCTCCCGCTCCGCGGCGACCAGCGTCGATCCGGATCCTCCGAATGGATCCAGGACCGTCTCTCCCGGCCGGCTCGAATTCCTGATGGCTCGCTGGACCAGGGCCAGCGGTTTTCGCGTCGGGTGGAGCATCGTCGAGCTCCCCCGCCTGGCAATCTCCCAGACGTCCGCTTCGTCCCGGATGTCCAGGAAATAATGCTTCCCGCCCTTCCAGCCATAAAGGATCGGCAGGGCCTGCTTTCGCTTCGAAGCCTGGGCCTTGAGCAGCATCTCATGCTTATGGTGGTAATCGCTCCAGCCGAGGCTCGAGGCGTTCTTGATCCAAATGATCGGCGTCGAGAAAGTCATCCCCGTGGCTTTGATGGCATAGATGAAAGCCGGGTAGGAGCTGTAGCCGCTGCAGATGTAAAAAACGCCGCCGGCCTTGGTATGGTCTTTCATCCGGGCCATGAAGGCCAGGCTGAATTCGATGAATCTCTCTTCGCTCACGTTGTCGCCGGCGATCGGGCCGTATTTCGTCCCTTCGTATTTGACGTTGTACGGCGGATCCGTGAAGACCAGGTCCGCTTTCTTGTCCCCCATCAGCGCTGCATAGGCCCATTCCTTTGTCGCGTCGCCACAGAGGATCTTGTGTTTCCCGGCCAGGAAAAGATCGCCCGGCCGCGTCTCGGATTTCTTCTCCGCCGGCGGCACCATGTCTTCCCGGGTCTGGTCAAAACGATTCGGGCCGAATTGGTTTAAAAGGTTGTCGATCGAAATGGGCTTGCCCAGCTCGATCTTGAAAAGTTCGGTCTTGATTTTATCCTTGGCTTCAAATAAAAGCTCCGCCAGGTTTTGATCATCCCAGCCGGCGATGTTGTCGTTGTCGGAGAGGGCGTACTTCAATTTCTCCGCGTCGGTTGGGGCCTTGACGATCGAAATGCCGGCGCTCAGGGCGCCCAGGTCCTGGAGCGCCCGGAGGCGCTGGTTCCCGCCCAGGACAATGTATTTCCCGCCTTCCCTGCAGCAGACCAGCCGCTTGTAGAGCCCGAGCTCGAGGATCTGGGCTTTGAGCCGCTCGAAGTCGGCTTTCTTGACCATGGTCTTCGGGTTTTTCTTCCAGCCGATGAGGTCATGCAGCGGGACGGTTTTTTCTTCGGCGGTTTTGATCTCCATTTTATTTCCTTGGGCGGCGGCCCTCCATATAATTTCAGGCAGCCGGTAAGTCCCCGCTGATCCAGGGGTCCCGAGCGCCGCCCTTTGTCATCAATCCATAAGATCCGCGTCCTCGAATTCGTCTTCCTCCTCAATCAGATCGAGAGGAAAATTCGGATTATTCTTGGCTTTGATCAAATCCAATAAATCCATCAAATCTTTAATCTCGAGATTCGGGATCGGTCTGGGTATCCTCATTTTTTCTTTTTGAGTTCGGCCCGGAGCCCCTCGATCGTCATTTTCTGTTCGACGTTTTCCCATTGGAGGAAATTGTAATAAAGAACATAGCCGGGCGTGACGATGAAATAGGATTTTTTGGGATCCTCTTTCGGCTCGAATGCCGGCAGCGCTCCCTCTACGATCTTGCCCACGATCCTGGCGCCTTCCATGGGCGGCGACGTCGCCGGCGGCTTGTATTGCGTGCAGGCCGCCTGCAGCAGCAGCGCCGCGGCCGCGGCTGTCAGGAAATGGCCGGCCTTCCGCGGCCGGCGCAGGGATCCCTTTTTAATGGATTTCCAGCCCTTAGCTAAAAAACTTATCAGAAAAAGCGTTGAGAGCAGGAATATCCATCTTCGCCAGGGCCTCTCTGAATTTGACGCGGTCATTCTCTCTCTCTTTCCGGAGGGCCATAATCTCTTTGTCGATCTGGTCTGAAATCTCCGGCTTGATTGTTTTTAAAATTTCCAGAATCATCTCCGGGTTCAAAAACCCGAGCAGGCTTTTAAAGATTTGAGCCAATTCCATCAAAGCGCCTCCTTTCTGTTCAACCTCATTGTCACTTTGAAACATGGCATCGTTCCCTTTTCTATGGGCGTCATATATGCCAAGGTTACAGATATAATTTTCCCATCTCTCAGATGCTGGCCTTTTTTATAAAATTGAGGGGTATATGTATAAAATATTTTTTTC